TCATTGAGCTTATCAAAAATCTTCTTACCAAATTTGTAGAGGAAGACCTTACCTTCATTTGCAGGATTTGCTGGATCACGAACAACTAGGATATTTGAAGTAAAGCTCAACCGGCGCTTTTGTTCACGAGCCTGCTTGCGTGTAGGTGAACTATCGTCATCTGAGATATTCCAAAGTTCTGAATTGTATTGACCAACTGGATCGTCTTGACCAATTGTAGTCAGAGACTTTTCAATATACCACTTACCAGTTGGGCCCTGAAACCCATGATCCCAGACGCGAACGAATGGCATGTCTTCTCCGGCCGGAGCAGGTAGAAACCGGATTGTAGCTGAACCGTTACCAGCCTTGTCAACGTCTGGCTTCCAGAATCTAGTGTCATCACTTGACTTTGTTGTAGTAGGATTATTAATCTTAGTTAGTTCTTGAGTAAGCTTTGAAAGAGATTCACCGCTTGAACGCTTTAGATTAGCAAAAGATGTAGTCATATGTATTCTCCATGTGTATTTGTTGTATGTGCAATGTATGTAATCTCAAGGTACTTCATAATGATTAGTGGAGCGGAGCATGGGATTCGAACCCACCTCTTCAGCTTGGAAGGCTGAGGCACAACCTCTATACCAACCCCGCATATCCTTATTATAACACGTATTCAATTAATGTAAACTACTTTGGTTTTCTTTTTCTTACTGGATTTGTAAGAAACATTTTATTATTAGCACCTCGAGCATAATGTGCTGGTTTCCCAGATTTTCGAGGAACATTCTTTGACAAAACTTTAAGTTTTACAGTAGGTTTACGTGGCGTCATCTACATAATTTAGATTTTTTAGGAAGAGTGACTGTTGACGAATATAACGCTCTTCCATGGTTGAAGAAGCACGAAGAGCATTAGTTGCTTCAAGATCTACTTCAAAGCCAAAGGCCAGCATGATATGAACCCAATATTCTGTTGTCTGGCAGTTTACGTGATGATGGCCAGGTTGATTTGGGAAAGCATGAGTCATAACCACATACTTACAACTCTTCATTGGCTCCACAAAGTTACTAATATATCGAGCTTCAACGTGCTCAACAAATTCTACTGTCCAAGCTAGATCAAACTTGCGTGGAGGTGTCCAGGAGCCAACAGAAAAATCATGAATAAAATGCTTATCCTTAATTTCTTCAGGTGGAGTTACAGAGAAGTCTCCATCTACACCAATAGCATCTAGGCCCTTTTCTTGAGCCATCTTGACCATCCAGCCAGGACCACAGCCAATATCTAGCCAAGACTTAATACCATACTTTTCAATTAGAAAATCAAGAGCGCCTTCGTCACAATGTGTGAAATCATCAGATCCACCAAGGTGCATTGGAACACCATTATTTGTCAAAACAAGTTTTACCATAATATCTCCATCAACATATTGTTTCTAGTGTTATTTTTTTAAGTTTTTCTGCATCATATTCCATAAATGGCGCATACTTTATACATGTATTATATATCTCTGGCCAAATGACTGGATCCAAGATTTCTTTATTCCATCTTTTAATAAACCCAACCAAATTAGATAGAATAATAATAGTCTCTATACATACTTTATTTCTCATATAGAGCTGAAGCAGTCTTGGATAATCTCCATTAATTGACTTAAGGTCTGCATCTATATTCTCTAGTTGTTCTAGATCATTCTTGAAGACATACGAGATAGATTCTCTTCTCTTTAACCAAGATCTGTAAGTATCTTCATACTTAGAGTCAGAAACCAAATCACCAATCCAAATATTTGGACCATATTCTATAAAGTTAGCTACTACAAAGTCTCTAGGATGATCCTTCTTAGACAGCTTATGAAAAGAGTACCTATCTCGTCTAGTCTCAAACGATTGCTTTGAAGCATTCGTCTTACCATTATACTTAAAGTAGTCATAATTACTACCAAGAGTAAAGTGTCGTTTCAAAGCCAGATACATCACGTATGCGGCATATGCATCCATTAGATATCCAATCGGGCAGTCTTTGGCAAATAATTCAGTTTCTCTGCTTCAATTTGAATCTTACTCTTGATATTTTCATTACTTTTAATCAAGGATGCAACACTTTCTACTTCAATATTATTCTTTTCACAATGCATAATAATTGCATCCATATAATCAATATCATGTTTCCAAACTAAGTTTTCTATAACTTCATAGAATTCCTTAGCTTTACTATTCATCACCATATTATCATCCTCTATAAAATTTATGATTACCAATAATCATAGTTAGTCTAGATGCTTTAGCCCAAACGGGCTTTACAGTATTATTATGAAAATACAAAGCACCTTTTGTAATATCCTCTTCACCATCTAAAGTGTCTTGAGCTACATCCATAGCTAACTCATAATCTTCTTTATTCTTTGGTACAAGAGATTTTCCTTCACACTTATAAGAAAATTGACACGTAGAATGATTCTTTTGATTAATAACTCTACAAATTGTGCTTGGAAATTTATGACTCTTTGACCTATTAACTATTACGTGTGCAACAGCTTTCTGGCCTTTAAGAGATTCGTTTTTACTTTCAAAATATACGGCTTCTGCCAAACAGTACAATTCTTTTTGGTCTACCGGTTTGATTTCTAGTGGCGGTTCCTGAATTTCTAATGTTGGTACAGGTGCCGCATAGTTGTTTTGTTGAATAATATCACCAATTACATCATGTTGTGGTATATTAGCATTAGCATTTATTGATATAGTTAGTACTGCCACAAGCGCAATTACTTGTGGATAATAGTTTATTTTGAAACCCATATGGCTTCTCCTTTATAGGGAGGAAGTCAACTCACTTCTTAGTTAATACCGAAATAAATTGTATAGATGATTCAAGTGTATCATTTGTAACTGTAAAGGTTTCGTCTGCCCTTACTTCAATGACATCACCAGCAGTAATCTGCACACTTGATCCATTTACCTCCATTGATCCTGAACCGCTTAGGATTATGATTACCGAATCCTTTGAGGTCTTACTTTCAATGTTACCCTGAATATGTCTCAGGGGCAGAACGACAATTTTATTTATAATAAGCTGATTTAGATAATCATCGGACTGAATTTGAAACATTCCGTTGTTTATGACTACTGGCGCATCAAAGTCATTCAGATTAGTCTTTTTCATATTAACTCCATTCATGTTAGTGGGCCCGTTCTGTTGCTAGGTGGAACCCATACCCCGGAATACTTACGCCGCTAGGCGGGTATCCATGCTTTCGTTGTCGTTAGCATTTATAAGTTTGAACTGATTGGCGGTCGTTTCTTACCGTGTTCTCCTCTTCCCATCCAATGTGAATCGATACTGATCGCCCCCATCATGAATACTTGAACTTGCATCTGATATACTCAAGTATTCATGGTGGAGGCGCCGGGAATCGCACCCGGGTCTTCACAACTTCAAGTCCGTATCACCGAACAATATATTTATAATATACTATACCGAATTAATGTAAATACTTGTTCTCAAAAAATCCTATAAATAGTTTACTATTCAAGGAGATTGTCTTGGCAATTACACCACAAACCAGATCAAATGAAATATATTCAGATTTTCAATCAAATCTAACAGTGCACCCTATTAAGAAAGACCTAACCCGTCTTGTTGATGAAGATGCAGTCAAGAGATCTATAAAAAATATATTGCTAACTAATCATTATGAAAGACCATTTAGACCTAGGTTTGGAGCTAATCTTAGAAAATACTTGTTTGAAAATATTGATCCAGTTGTAACCAAACATATTGAAAATGATATATTAACAGCAATAGAAAACTATGAACCAAGAGCAAACATAGTGGATATTACAGTTACTAGTAATCCTGATAATAATGCAATTAATGTAAGTATTATTTTTTCAACAATAAATAGTTTACAGAATGTTACATTAAACACACTAATAACATTAGATAGAGTTAGATAAATGACTTCCAATTCTGCATTAGTAGTATCTGATTTAGACTTCAATAGTATTCGAAGCAATCTTTCTAGCTATCTGAAATCACAAGTTCAATTTAAAGATTATGATTTTGGCGGTTCTAATATTAGTGTTTTATTAGATATTCTTTCATATAATACACATATGAATAATTTTTATACAAATATGGCAATATCAGAATCATTCTTAGATAGTGCTCAAATTAGAGATTCTGTAGTGTCTAGAGCAAAAGAGTTAAATTATACTCCTAGATCATATCAATCAGCTGTAGCATATATAGATATTCAAATTTCTCCAACAACAGCACCAGCAACAATTACTATTCCTAAAGGCACA